AATTTTTCAATTACAGGGCGCGTCAATTCACCAGATGACATCATGTCCATAATTTCTGCGGTTGTTTTGTGCAATTCTTTTGAAAGCAAAGAATAAACAGGTACGCCGCGCTCAATCATTTGGTTTGCCTCTTCAGCTTGCAATTTTCCTTTTGCATAAGCCTGACCTAATCCACGCACGATTCCAGAAAGCGTATCAGCATTACCACCAACCTTAGAAGTCATATTGGTTAAATCTTGCATAACTTTCATAGTTGGCTCGATGCCAAAGTTTTTGAGCATTACAAATGATTTTGAAATCTCATTAACGCTTTGCGGTGTTTCTTTTGCAATCTGTAAAATATCATTAAACGCTTGCTGACCTTTTGCCATTGAACCAAAAGTAGCATCTAAACGCGCTCGCAAGTTTTCCATTTCGATGTTTGTGTTTAAAACATCTTTTGCAAACGCACCTAAACCGATTAAACCAATCGCATTTGAAATTGAGCGCATACTTTCGGACGTGCGCGTTGCCGTTGTTCCCATTTGGCTTATTTCACGCGTTGCTGATTGCGTATTGTTTGCAGCTTGCGTTGCTGATTGTGCATAACTTGACATTGCGGCAGTCATTGAATGAATGCCAGCACTTGAGCTACCTAAACCTGATAAAGATGCAGCCGCCGACCGTGCCGCGCTTGACGTATTGTTTAATTCGCGCTCAGTTTGTGTAACTGTGCTATTTAAATTTTGTAGGTTGCGTTGCGCTTGTTGTGCGCTTGAACTGTCTACGTTAATGCGAATGCTATAATCTTCGGCTGCCATCTCTATTTACCTTTTTTCTTTTGTGACTGTTTCGCTTGCACTGTTAAAAATGCCGCGTCGATTTGTGTTAATGCCCTAATTTCTAAAGCTGTAGGCTTGCGCCTTGTTAATCTTGACCATGCGTCAATGTCGATGTAGGTTATCGGATTAACTCCAAAACCGTTGCTGGTTCGACACCGATGCAATTCAATAAACCACTCCCAAATGTGGCTAACCAAATCAGGGAATGGCAACGATAAATAATCAGGTGGAACGAATGCGCCTTGACGCTCTAATGATTTAGCATCATCGCGTAACGTCCCACCGTGTTCATCTACAGCATTTAACTCAAATTCGCGCGTTGCATAATCAACGAGTTCGAGAATCAGTCTTTGCTGTAGTTTCCCAATTCATTTGACGCTTGCAACACTTGCATTCTTGCGTGGACGTTGCGTGCCATTAACCGTGTTACGTTTTCTTTATTGAACGGCTCAGCTAAACCACTCCACCCGATAACACGAACCACTGCGCTTTCAATAATATATTCGTCATCTTCTTCTGCGGTACGCACTTTTTCTTTACCTGTTACGCTTTTTTGCGTGGCTTGAGTGCGAATTCTGTTGGCTTGTCGATTTGTCCACTCTTGAACTTTCTCGCTTTCACTGCCCAAAACTTGCAAAGTCAATGCGGTTTTAACGCCTTTTGTGTTCAAAACTTCCAAATCAAACGGTGTATCGCTTGCTGTTGATAAGTCGAAATCGTCAAGTGATAATAATTTTGTTTCTGTTGCTTTTGTCATGGTATTTACCTGTCGTTAAATTAAAAAAAACCGCCACACTCAAAATGAATGTGACGGTTTCCATTGTAGCATAATCGACAGGATTTACACTACGCAGCCTGTGAATCTTGAATTTGAATTGTTGTCACTTCAAGACCTGTGCCAGCCACTTCATTTTTCAATGCGGTGAATGGAAGCGTAACTTTTAAACCCGTTTGAACATCGTCACGGTCTGCCCCACTAAATTTAATGCGCGGTAATGTGAACGCAATAAAATCGGTATTTTTTGCAGTGGTAGCAGCCAACGCAACAACCGCACTCACTTCACTTTCATTAAAGAATGCGTCACGCAATGTCACGCTATCAAAATGCGCGGTAATCGTACCCGTTACAGCAACCGTGCCACTAAATACGTCAGGGCGCAATGTTGAACCAACCACCCCATCCGCCGCCGCAATGTTGCCATTAACATCAAAGTCAATTGATGTAATCGTTGCGTAAGTTGTGCCACCAACCGCAAGCACACCATTTGCACCAGAATCAATGCCTGTTGTCGTGGTTGCATTTGTTGATGTGATTTGTTGCGTTGTATTGGTTGTGATATTTAAACCAATTAACGGGAAATCAACTGTTGCCATTCCGTTTGATGGAATTTTAACCTGTGCATTTGACGGTTTAACGTCTGTGTAAAGCTCAGATTGTGCAATGTCGTTGTACCAGCTTTCAATCGAGTAATACTCATTTGTGTGACCACTTGCTGGAACATAAGTTGATTTTCCTGCACTTGCTAATGTGCATGATGCAATTGGACCTTCTGCAACTAATGCAGTTGTACCTAACGGCTTAACTGTTAAAACAGTTGCAGTAAGCGATAAGACAACAACATGGTTTGTTAAATTAGCCGCATTTACACTACCTGCACTAATTTTAACAACGTGACCAACACGCACACCACCTGCGATAAAGTCACCTGTACCGCGCGTAATGGTAAAGTTTGAACCACTTGCGGCAACAGTCAACGATAAACCAGTAATATCAGTAAATGCCGAAGCCCACGCTTTACGAACAACCGTTGCAAAAAAATCACTGTACGTTTTGGCAGATAATTCACCACTTAACGTGCCGTTGATTTGTTTTGTACCATGACGCATATCGGCAACCTGTTGGTCAGGTCGAATTTCGTTGCTTTGATACGTTTCTTTTGCAAGGTTTAATGTCGCAGTAGTACGGCGTAAATCTTGACCGCCTGAACCAGTTGCGGGAATGCCTAAAGCAGATTGCTTTTTGTAGATTATCTTTTTGTTAATGCCTTGAGCAATAGTCATAATTTCTCTCGAGTTAAATTAAAAAATGTCAGCTTGCCAGTAAATACTAATGGCGATGCGTATTCTATCACCATCAATAAAGCATTGCGATTTGGATGGGGTTTTATGGATTAAAACATTGATACCGCTATTGGTGATTGTTGTGCCGCGCTTGAAATGAGTACACAGCAAATCAGCGCGTTGCGTTGCTGTTTTTGTGCCTACGTTTGCAGGATAGCAAAGCGTTACTTGAAAGATACCTTTTTCACGATAATGCCCATCACCAATGGACGGGTTCAAAGTGTCAGACGGTAAAAGATTAACTTGTTGGTATGGTGTGCCGCTAACTGGTGTAAATGGTACACCCTCCCATGCCGTAGCAAGTGCAGGTGTAAGCGCGTTAAGTTTAGATTCCAATGCGGTTTTTATTGCAGTGATACTCATTAAACCACCTCAGCGAATCTATCAATTGAAACACGAACCATACCAGAGGGGGCTTTTGTGCTGTGTCCATATTCGAGCTTTTGAATGTATGGCAGGTTGTTTGTTAAATACACCTTGCTACCCGCTTGATTTGGTGTTGTTGCAATCATCGCGCCTTCCGCTATCGTTCCCGTAGGGTCTTCAATATCTAAAATAGTATTCGCAGGGCTACCGATTGTGCATTGCCAGTTACCTTTTGCCCTGCCAGTATCAACAGGCGTCATGCGAATTACGCTCGAAAATACACCAATAGTAACGGCTCTAACTTGCTGATTAACTCTTTGCTGTGTAACTTGCACAATTCGCTCAAAACTCATTTTCTAACCTGCAATTCGTAAATAGCCACTTTCTCGCCGCTCCAAATGCTTTTAACCGATAGCACATTATAAACCAGTGAATCAATCGTCATAGCATCGCCAATTTGTGGTTCTGTTGCGTTTAACGCTGCAATACTAACCTTTCTATCACCTGATTGAATTACACCGCTTAAAAGCTCAATACCATTGAAGTCTTTAACCAATGCCGCGACGGTTTGTGTAGTTGTTGAACCACCTGATAATTCCCCCGTATCAGGATTATAAGTTCCTTCGGTTACGCGCGTTAAAGTGACTTGCTTACCGAATTTACCGATAAGTTTGTCAGCCGTGGCGCGTGCTTTCGTGTCGAGTGTCATTTATGCGCGTACAGTTTTAGCTTCATAGCTATTTGTGGATTGTAGCAATGTAGATAACATAGCGTCGATTTGTGAATATCTTGTTTGAGCAGGTGAAAATTCACTATATTCCACTTCAATAACATCTACTTTCTCCCTAATTACAGTTTGACCAACATCGACCATCAACGCGCCATCATTCGCTTTTAATGCCAATTCAGCACACGCATTTTTTACTTCATTTGGTACAACATTATCATCCAATAAAAATGGATATGCACCAACAGCACCATAAACAAACGGTTCTAAATAACAGAATGAACGGGGAAAGTCTAACGTCTGCGTAGCTGTTTTACGATAACCGCGCCATAACGTGCGATAACGCGCCACCATATAGTCAGTTGATTTACGCAACAACTGCTCTTTAACTGTTGTAGTTAAATCAGCCCATGTGGCATTGCCACGATTTGAATGATAAGTATCGGCATCCGTAACGCTAATGTAGCTTTCTGCTCCAGCAACGATACTGCCATCTTCTACAATTAGTGTCATAATATTGGGTGATTGGTGA